TCTGCTGCCAGTGGTGGTACTACTAGTTCTCCATCAGCTCCATCTGCCGGAGAAGGTGGTGAAGCACAATGGTGGAGACAAACACCGAGAAACGAAAGTGGTGTCCCTACACAGACAATGTCTGGTGTTCTTCCTCAATATCCATCACAAACTAGAGGTGGTGGATCAGATACACAGGCTATGTATCCACAAGATAGAAGTGGCGGACCTGCTCCTTGGCAAGGTAGTAGACCACAACAAAGTGGTCAACAACAAGGTGGTCAACAACAAGGTGGTATGACCACATTAAAAACTGCAAGTGGTAAATCATTTACAGTTGCAGCACAATACGCAGATAAATTTAAAGGATTTGTTGATGCGCTTGAAGCAACAGGTTATAGAATTAATTCAATAGGTGGATTTGCGAATAGAAGTACAGCAAGTGGTGGATTTAGTTGGCATTCTAAAGGAATGGCAATAGATATTAATCCTTCACAAAATCCACATACATTTCCTGGTTCTCAGAACTATGGAAAAACCGATATGCCATCTAACGTTAGTGAGTTGGCAGCAAGGTTTGGTTTAGGTTGGGGTGGAAATTGGAGATCAAGTAAAGATACAATGCATTTTTCTGCTGGTGGTAACGAGGGTGGCTCTGGCACAGAAGCTAGAGGTGGTACTATGGCATCAACAGGAGAAAACGAATCTAGGCCAGGATCTGGAGGTTCACCCTCGAGTTCAATGCCAGGTGGAAAAGTTGCTGGTACAGGACCTGCATTAGGTAATTATGGTCCTATGCAAGGTGGTGGGATGTCAGGAGGCATGCCAGGAGCTGGTATGATGGGTGGTAGAGGCATGGGGCAAATAGGCATGGGAGGTGGATTAGGTAGTATTGGCGGTATGATAGGTGGTATGCTAGGTGGTAGGAGTGGTCCTGCTGGCGGTATTCTTGGTAGTGTTTTAGGTAATGCTATTGGTAATATGGCAGAAAGAGCTATGATGCCAACACCAGTTCAACAACCAATAAGAACCGGTGCCGATTTAGGTAATAGATCTTCTGAACGTTCTAGAAGTGGTGAAACATATAATAGGCCAAGATCTAATGGACCACAAAATACACCGTCACATACTACACCTAGTTCAAAAAGATTTGGTGTTGATGAAATACCTACAGTAACACCTACTGGTGGATTTGCTGAAGTGTTAGGTTCTGGAATTGCTGGAGCTTTAGTTGAATCTCTTGGAAGTAATAGCATTTCAGTTAATAGAAGACAAAGAGTTGGTTCTTTAGTTTCATAAAAAAAATAAGGGGGCTTTCGCCCCCTCTAAGTTTAGCCTTTAAGCTTGTTAAAGAATGCCATCTCATCTTCTTCTTCACCTTCATCAATCTTAGGTGATGGTGAAGATTTAAACTGAGGAGCAACAGAAGTACGTGCCCACGGAACATCTTCCTCTTCAGCCTTACGAACATTGCTAGCTGCAACATCAAGAACTGTATTAAGCTTTGTCTTTAGATCATCAAAGCTCTTGAAGTTTTCAGGAGCAAGAAATGCTTGAAGAGGATATTCCTTCTTCCAAAGCTTTTCAAGTTCTTCATCATCATCCAACAGAGGTGTTGATTTACTAAACTCAGACTTATCATAGTTCCGATAACCCTCGACATTACGAATCTTCAGATTAAAGTTAGCACCTTGCCAGAAGTCAAAAGGATTAACAGGTGCTTCATCAGGAAACTGAGGATTCATCAGATCATTGAGCTTATCAAAGATCTTCTTGCCATACTTGTACAGAAAGACCTTGCCTTCATTCTCAGGATTAGAAGGATCCTTAACAACATAAATGTTAGAGATGTAATGAAGGCGACGCTTCTGTGCACGAGCTTGCTTACGACTATCAGAGTTATCATCATTGGAAAGATTCCATAGATAACTATTGTACTCGCTAACAGGATCTTTCTGATTAATAGATGTAAGTGAGTTTTCAATATACCACTTACCCGATGGACCCTTAAAGCCATGATCGAATAGACGAACAAAAGGAATATCCTCACCAACCGGTGCAGGAAGGAATCGAATTACTGCATAACCATTACCGGCCTTATCGACAGATGCCTGCCAGAAACGGTCGTCGCCTTTCTTTTGTTCTTGGGGATTTGAAAGCTTATTAAGTTCAGCAGTAAGTTTATCGAGTGACTGCGAAGATGCTTTCTTTAGTTGTGAAAAGTCTACCATTATAGTTCTCCATATAAGCGTTGTATTGCGTTGTATAACAATGTGTAACAGCCGTTAGCTGCACATTTATTTATATTCTGATCAGCTAAATTTGTCAACAATAATAGATTTAATTTTAGCTGTATCAAAATTCAAGAAAGATTTATATTTCTTGATCTTAAAAGAAACTTGATCCCATACGGGATCCTCACTAAGTTTCTTATTCCAATGTTTGAAACAATTAGTCACCTCTACGAGGATGACAAGAGTCTCTATTGAAATTTCTTTTTGAAGGTAAAGTTTTAGAAGGTATGGATGATCATACTCTTCTACCAAGAAGTTCTCATCAAAGTTTTCTTTGAGCTTTGACAATTCAGACTTAAACGTATATGTTAATGATTCGATTCTTTTGATCCAATCATTGTATCTAGTCTGAGCTACTTCATTATATGCTAGATCTTTAATCCAAACTTTCTCATCAATGACTAAGTTTGCAATTAGAAAACCTTTTGGATCTTTATGTTTAGAGAGCTTTTCAAAAAAGATTTTATCTTTACGAGTGTTAAAAGAATCTGCTCTAACACTCGTCTTGCCGTTGTATTTAATGTAGTCATAGTTCTTCTGAGTAAAATGGTTCTTTAAAGCCACATACTCTTTATAACATTCGAACGCTGACATTTTATGATCTTTATCCATTTAAATTGGAAGTCTTGCACTCTTCTTCATGTAATTTAGGTTCTCTGCTTCGAATTGAAGCTTTGATTTCATCACAGGATCTTTTTTAATTATGTTAGCTATGAACTCTATTTCTAATCCTGATCTCTCAGAGTAATGAACTATAGCATCAATGTATTCTATCTTCTTATCTCTTACAAGATTTTCTATCTCTTGAATATAATTCACGTTAAAAATAATATCTTTCATGTAAAGCTTTCTAATAATGGTAGGGATGCTAGGATTCGAACCTAGTCAAGAACAGTCATCTACTGCTAAAGGGATTATAAGGCCCTCCCGTGTACCAACACCCACCCCCAAAATTTGTGTTAACGATTATATTGTTTATTCCATATAAAAGAGTCAAGCTTTACAACAAAGCCAGAGATGGCATTAATAAATCTACTATTCCAGAACCAATGATTATAACGATTAGACATATAAGACTCCATGAATGGCGATCACTAATGGATTCGAACCATTGACCCACAGCTTAGAAGGCTGTTGCTCTATCCTGCTGAGCTAAGTGACCAATAAAAACTGTGAGGGGATTCTGTTTCCAAGCTCCCCTCGGGCTCATGTTAGGCAGCTAGTGCCAAACGAGATGCATTGTTATCGTTTGCATTTACGATTTGCTTTTGGTCTCTTCGCAACTTTACTACATCCCGTCGATCCTATTTCGCCCCCATCAAAGATACACCCCATGCGTAACCGAAGTTCTTTAGGCTTATAGGGATGTATCTATGGTGGAGGCGGCGGGTACTGCCCCCGCGTCCGAAACGTTTATTCCTTACGCCTCAACGACCTCAGCATGATTATTTATACCATCATTGATAGTTATTGTAAACAGCTAATTCATCTTTTTCTACTTTAATTGTGCAACTTTTAATCTCATGGAATCGCGAACCACCGAAACGTGAGTAGTCACGTCCACCATCGATGAAGAAACCATTATACTCTCTATAATCATGACGATAACGACTGTAATATACCGTGTTATCGACGATGATTCCATAGAATGGTTCAGTCGCAGAGATGCCGTTAGAGATCATCACGTGTCCGCTATCATCATACCAGATAGCGAAGTAGTTAGAACCTTCGGGATGTGCTTTTTCGTTGTAAAAGATAGCGGCTGGAAAATTACACCAGCCACCATCTTTGTTTTTAAGACAACTCTCGAACACAAACTTACCATTGTACTTATCTTCGATAAGTTTTACCTGTTCAGGTGTAAACATCTTACATTCGTTTACAATCTTCATGACACTACCTTTAGTAGGATTGTGTGTTCGTTGATACGAGTTGCCATAGGAGCATCTCCCTTGGCTTCGTCCATGATCTTCTTAAGGATGATCTTACCACCGTTAAGAACTTTGTCAACGAAGTATTCTGGCTTACGACCACAACGCTTAGTCATACTGGTTGCTTCATCATAACCGATAATCGTAGTACGCTTGACATCGAGACCTGCATGACCACGAGCACGGAACACAGTAAGCAACTTGTACTTTGTATTAAAAGTCCAGAGCTCCTGAGCACCAAACACTTTATCAGGTGAGATAGAAGCAATCTTATATTCATTGCTTTCTTTCATGTAGATAAAGTTCTTGAGCTTCTTTTCTGCAGAAACAGTACGAGGCTTACGTGGTGCCCGTAACTTCTTGGCAACATCACCATAACGCTCGGCGTCCTCGATCAACTTATTGATAAAGAGAACACGAGCCTCGAGCTGCTTCCTAGTAAGGTGCTTGTAAGCTTCCTTGAGTTGATCACACTTACCCTCATATGCCTCACAAAGTTCCTCGAGCCACGGACGATAATAGTCAATAATCTTGGTAGCATACATAGCTGGTATCTGGTTTTTCTGGAGATGATCATAAAGAGAGAACACAGCACCAGAATCGATCAGCTCTTCGATATCGCCGATGATATCACTGGCACGTTCTTTCATACGATCTTGAATAGAAACTTTCTCAACGACAACTTCAGGCTTCTCGATCTCTACAACACGAGACAGAGATTCTCTGAGTTTGTTCTCAAAGAAAGTCATACTGCTATCAGGCAATGCACAACCACGAGACATGAGACGAGATAGAGAACCGATAGTAGAAGGAAACAATTGATCAGAGATCTTCATAATCTGCTTGGCTTCACTGTCACGCTTAACAGACTTAAGATAATCACGCGTATACTCTTTGCACTCAGTGACAGTAGTCATGGCATTATACCAGTTAAGGGCTTTACCAAGCTGACTGTCAGTGATAAGACCTTTTAATTCAGGTTCTTCGCCCATGTATTTGACATTAACCAAATATGATTCTGATCGACTGACACGTGGCTTCTTGATTTTAGCACGTGTATTGAGTGTTGGTCTGCGTGATGCTTTAGCCATGATTATCACCTCTCATATGATTATTATACCAAAGCAGGAAAAAATGTCAACTGTCTTTTTCTCTGCCTCATTGACCATATGTATATACTATCAAGATGGCCGGCAAAGTAAACCGTTTTTTTTTCAAAAGAAGTGATTTTGGCTGTTTACAAATGATTAGAACTTGGTATTATCAGAAAGTAAGTTGAATACAGACATTAAACAAACACATAGGAGTATGTAGCATGGCACACATGATTGAAATGCTCAATGGCAAGGCCCAGATGGCCTATGCTGGAGAGACCCCTTGGCACGGCCTTGGTACCAAGGTTCCTGCTGACCTGACCCCTGCCCAGATGCTCGAGGCAGCCGGTCTTGACTGGACAGTAGCTAAGATTCCGGCATATGCTGAGATCGCCGGCCAGAAGGTTCCGGTTGGACGTTCCGCTCTGGTTCGTAGCAGTGATAATGCTGTTATCGATGTCGTCTCTGATGACTGGAACGAGGTCCAGAACCAAGAAGCCTTCGACTTCTTTAATGACTTTGTCCTCTCCGGTGATATGGAGATGCATACGGCTGGCTCTCTTCGTGATGGTCAGATCGTATGGGGCTTGGCCAAAGTCAAGGAATCCTTTGAGCTCTTCAAGGGTGACGTCGTTGAGTCCTACCTTCTCTTCTCTAATTTCCATAAGTATGGCTTCTCCACTGACGTACGCTTCACACCTATCCGTGTGGTCTGCAACAACACTCTGACCCTCTCGCTTAACTCTACCGTTGAGCGTATGGCTAAGATCTCTCATCGCACCAAGTTCGAACCGGACAATGTTAAGTTGATGCTTGGCATTGCTGCTGATAAACTGGCCAAGTATAAGGAAATGGCCGGCTTTCTTGGCTCCAAGAAGTTCAACGATGAGACCATTGTAGATTACTTCAAGCGTATCTTCCCTGTGACTGGTGCTACTGAGAACACAAAGAAAGAGCTTTCCAAGAATGCTGGTATTGCTCTTGAGGTTCTTGATCAACAGCCTGGTGCAGAGTACGCACAAGGCACTTGGTGGCAGGCTTTCAATACGGTTACTTTTATGACTGACCATGTCATGGGGCGTAACCAAGATACCCGCCTTGCCTCTTCTTGGTTCGGCACTAACCGCAATCTCAAGACACAGGCTCTTGAGACTGCAATCGAAATGGCAGAGGCTGCGTAAGCAGCCTCACTTTCTCTAGGAGATATATATATATAATGAATAGCGACCTTGAAATCCTCGTTGAAGAAGACATGAAAATTGCTGGATATGATCCTGCTATATGGGCAGATGTCCTAGAATATTGGAGAGAAATCCTTGATTGAAATTTACAGTAAAGAAAATTGCACGTATTGTGTATCAGCTAAAAATCTACTAACTTCTAAAAATAAACTGTTTACAGAACATAAACTTGGTATAGATTATACAAGGGAACAACTGTTTGAAAAGTTTCCTAACGCTAAGTCGTTTCCTGTAATAGTAATAGATGGATATCATATCGGTGGACATACTGAATTGAATAAAATTCTAACCGAAGAATCTATGGACACACGCAAACTTTTGAATGAGGGAAAATAATGATTACTGATCGTGAAGAAATGGTGAAGTTGCTCAAGCGTAGCGCGGTTGATATTACTTTCACAAAGGTAGATGGTACCATGAGAACGATTCGAGGTACACTTAATCCTAAGCATATGCCACCACAGATGAAGAATGAAGATCTAGAGGCAGCAGAGACTCATCGAAAGGAAAATCCTAGTATTCTTCCAGTTTGGTCTATCAATGATCTTGGTTGGCGTTCGTTTCGACTAGACAGTATTATGAGTGCACAGTACATCGAGGGTTATGAATAAATAACAAGGCTCTTCGAAAGAAGAGCTTTCTTTTTTCTAATTATAGGAGTTCAAATGACATGGCATATTGGGGATATCATCTCGTATTAGACTGCGCCGATCTTGATACACACGCTATCAATGATTATGATACAATTTACAGATTTACAAAGCAACTTGTAAATGATATAGATATGGTTGCCTATGGTGAACCACAAATCGTTAGCTTCGGTAGCGGAAACAAAGCCGGTTACACTCTAATACAGTTGATTGAAACCTCAAACATCTGTGCTCATTTTGTTCCTGATGATCAAGAAGGTGGCAATGCCATGTATCTTGATGTCTTCTCGTGCAAGCCATATGACAATATGATTGTCATCAATCTTGTTAAACAATATTTCAAAGCGAAGTCAATTAGAATTTCTGTCCTGACTCGTCAAGCTTAATATAAGGATCATTATATAATGGAAGTGAATGAACTATCTAAGAATGCTAAGGGCGGTACTGAACTCATGATGGAGCGTCTTCACGCAAGTGTTGACAAAGAGTTGCTCGATCAGTGTCAGATTATTCCATCCAGAGTTCGCGAACTTGATGAAACGAAGATTAGAATTCTTTGGCAACATGATCTTCCGGGTGATCCTGAATCAGAGCATCTAAAGAATGGCGGACACGATCGTTTTCATAAGATTGTGTTCGTCTCAAATTGGCAAATGCAACAATATATTAATCATTATAATATCCCTTGGTCAAAGTGTGTTGTGATGCAGAATGCAATCACACCTATTGAAGCACATGAAAAGCCTAAAGATAAAATTAAATTGATCTACACACCTACTCCACATCGCGGATTGCAAATTCTTGTACCAGTGTTTGAAAAACTATCTGAGGAGTTTGATAACATTGAACTCGATGTGTATTCTTCTTTCAAACTTTATGGTTGGGAAGAGAGAGATGAAACTTTCAAAGAATTATTTGATCGTTGCAATGCACATCCTAAGATTAATTATCATGGCACAGTTAATAATGAAGAATTGCGCAAAGCTTTACAGCAAGCACATATCTTTGCTTATCCATCTATTTGGCCTGAAACTTCATGTCTTTGCTTGCTTGAGGCCATGAGCGCTGGATTGGTGTGTGTTCATCCTAATTTTGCTGCTCTTTCTGAGACAGCCGCAAATTGGACATACATGTATCAATGGAATGAAAATCCATCAAACCATGCTGGAACATTTCATATGATTTTATCTGATGCTATTAGGAGTATCGGCGATAAGAATACTCAAAATAAACTTGATTTTCAGAAATCTTATACAGATGGTTTTTATAATTGGGAAGGACGTAAACATCAATGGTCAGGCCTTATCAAAAGTCTCTTAGATGAACCAAGAGAATTTCCTAAACCTACATGGGTATATAGAACTAATTGAAATATAAATACCTAATGATATCCTTTCTAAGGAAAACATATGGCAAATGTAGTAGAGTTAATGAATAATAATATTATACAATTTCCCGGTAGTATTAGGGAAATACCAAAAAATGAAGAAGAAATTACTCAAAAAGTAGATAATATTAAACACCTTCATATACAAGAAGTATTATCTACTATGGTTCCAATAATTTTTAATCAAATGGCTACTGCTGGTTTTGATTTTATTATTGATGAAGAAACAGGTGAAGTTGATAATGTAAAAGATGGTGCTTTTTTAGTTGAAGCTCTGAGATCTATAATGCTTAAGCATTACGATATAGATCACCCGATTCAAACACTTGCTGAAAATCTATTTAATCATGATGAAGATAGCGGTGTACTTCTTCTTAAACATGATGTAATATCATCTATGTTCGAAATTCAACAGGAGAAGAGCTAAGCTCTGTATACATCATGATCATCATTGATCTTAACCAAGTAATGATTTCAAACCTAATGATGCAGTTAGGTAATCATACCAATGCACAGTTAGAAGAAAATATGGTTCGCCATATGGTTCTCAACTCTATTAGGTCTTTCAACCAAAAGTTCTCACGTGAGTATGGTGAAATTGTTATTGCGTGTGACAACACAAATATTTGGCGCAAAGTAGAGTTTCCTTATTATAAGGCAAACCGTAAGAAAACCCAAGAGAAATCAGAGCTTGACTGGAAAAGTATCTTTGATTGTCTTGGCAAGATTCGTCAAGAACTCAAAGACTATTTTCCGTATCGTGTGATTGATGTTGTATCAGCTGAAGCTGATGACATTATTGCTACGCTTGTACATACGTATGGAAAGACAGTTTCATCAGCAGGAGATGAGAAGATTCTTATTTTATCTGGCGATAAGGATTTTATTCAGCTTCATATATATTCTAATATTCGTCAATATGATCCAGTTCGTAAGAAGTTCATAGAACACAATGATCCTGAAAGATTCCTAGATGAGCATATTCTTAAAGGTGACTCCGGTGATGGCATTCCTAATGTGTTGTCAAATGATGATTGTTTCGTTGTTGGCCAACGTCAGAAACCATTGACTGCTAAGAAGATTGAAGGTATACTTGAACTTGGTTTAGACGGAAAGTTTGATCATCCTCTTTTTAGAAACTACATTCGAAATAAGAGATTGATTGATCTTAAGAATACACCAAAGAATTTGCAAGAAGTAATCCTTCAACAATATGAAGAACAAAATAATAGAAGTCGTAGTAAAATGCTTAATTATTTTATCAACAATAAACTGAAAAATCTTATGGAAAGTATTGGAGAATTTTAATGAGAGTGGGTATCTCTGAAATTTTAGAAAAAGTTTCTAATGTAAAAACTAAAACAGAAAAGCTAGAGCTTTTTAGGCAGTACGATAATCCAGTACTACGTTCTGTATTGAAACATGCTTTAGATAAAAATATAGTATTTGAATTGCCTGAAGGTGCACCACCTTATAGACCAAGCGAACATTTAGATAGTCAAGGAATGCTTTATTCTGAGGCAAGAAAGTTTTATTTGTTTGTTAAAGGTGGTTCACCAAATCTTAAACAACTCAGGCGTGAAACACTTTTTATAACAATGCTTGAATCCGTAGATTCTAAAGATGCTGAAGTTCTTATAGCTATGAAAGATAAGAAACTTCCGTATAAGGGAATCAATTTAGCACTAGTAACAGAGGCATTTCCAGGACTAATCGATGAGCAAGTCAACATTTAAAAAGTTTAAAAAGAATGATTATTCTTATGAAGAAAATGAAGATGAATATTACGATAACCCTCGTAATAGAGTAAATAAAAAAGAAATCAAAAGATTTGAGCGTGCTATTAAAACAAAAGATATTACCGCTCTTATTGAAGATGATGATGAAGAAGAACCATATGATCTATATGGTGCACCAGAACTGAGGAACTAATGCCTACTTACAAATTTTTAAACAACACAACGGGCGAAGAATACGAAGAGTTTATGAGTATCTCTGCTCTTGATGTTTATTTACAGGAGAATTCTAATGTGACTCAACTTGTAAACGGAGCTCCATCCATTGGGGATAGTATTAGACTTGGTCTTAGAAAGCCGGATAGTTCATTCAGAGATATATTGAAAAACGTGAAGAAAGAACATTCAAGGGGAGTGACTAGGTCTACTGTTAATACATTTTAATTATAACAATAAGAGACAAAAT